AGCGCTTTAAGGAAAGAATCTAAAGAAAATATAGAAAAAGTATTACTTGAAACTATTCTTATTTTAGAAGAAAAAAATAAGAAATAATTATTTTAATTTCGCGTTAAACAGGTTGTATACCTTAGGATCAAACTTACCGACAATTTGTGTTACATACTGCTTTCTTAAAGCTTCATTAGCCACTTTATACATATTTCTTAATTCTGTAGCGCTTGTAATATTTTTTTGACCGAGCTTAAATTGTAAAGTTCCCGGAGCATAAATGTAGCCGTGGCCGTTCTTTTCACTAAAAGGAACCATTTCACTTAAGCTTTTAAATGGTTGAAAGTAAGGCGGGGTTCCGTCTTTTTTTGGTTTAAAAGAAAATCTAGGATCATCTTGCATATCTTTTTCCCCTACTATGTATATTACCTTTGAAAATTCAGGATCATATTTTTCAAGAATTTCTAAAGGTTTATAAGGCTGCTGAACTTTGACTATTTCTTTTTCCGGTATACCGGCAGCAATCATTATTTGCTTCTTTTCGTCAAAAGTAAACGGATATCTGCTTGGATCCTTTTCTAAACCTTTTTGCGATATATCAGAAGAAGCTATATAAAAATCAGCTCCAGGAAATTTTTGTTTAGCAATATCATAAAGCTTTTTATGCCCAACGTGAAACGGCTGAAAGCGTCCCGGGAAAATAACAATTAAGTTATTCTTTTGCTTTTGCAAAATTTGATTAACCATTGTATCGAATTTCATATAGGCATATCCGGTGTTAATCTTCCCTGCAAAATATCCTTACTATAAGGAGGAGCTGTTTGATAGTTAAAAGATTTATTAACTCTATCTGCATTATTTAGCTGTCCCCGTATACCATATTCTTCATTTTCACCTCTTTTTGCAAATTTACCAGCTTCTTTTCCTGTTATAAAGCTCCCCGTAATTTTAACAGGGTTAGCCGATATTGTATTATCTCTGACAACTATACCTTCTTGGTTACCGATATTACCAAGTTTTGAATTAGCAGCTTGCTTAATCTTATCACCCATTTTTAGTGTTGTATGGTAAAATAACGCACCATTAATAGCTTTTTCAATATCCTTTTTATTATCTCCAATATAGGTATGCATTGGAACGCCACTAGTAATATTTTTAAAATTTTCTAGACTCATAGCACTAATAGACTTACCGGAAGCTAGCTTTATCTTATCTGCGCGAGGATTGACTGCTTTAGATAGCCATTCTTTTAGAGGCTTTGTTACAATATTTTTAGTATCATAATTGACAGTGAACGGTGAATTGAGTACATCATTAAAATCGACATTACCCTGTTCAACAGCAAATTCATGCTCCACATCAAAGCCAGACTTCTTAGCAATAGGATTAACTTTAACTATTAAAGACAATAATGCTTTTTTATCATAAGAAATTTCTCTTGAAGCTCTACTAATACTACCACGTACCGGGCTTTTAACTTCTACAATTTCATTTAAACCATGAATAGCTAAAAAGTTATTCGCATACCCGATTACATTTGTTGCGCCTTTAACAAACTCCATATTAAAAAGTATTTTTGGATTGTCCCACATTTTAAGTTTCTTAAGCTCTGGCTCTATGCTAGGAATAGCTGTATTAAAAATATTTAATACCGTCTTGCCGGTCTCTATCATACCATGACCCTCAGGGAAACGAGATGTGAGCTTAGAAATTGTTACACCTTCTACATCTTCCGGTCTATTTGAGCCTCTATCCATAGCAAACTCTTTATTACCTTCTGCATTAGTAATTAATTTAATAGAAGCATTTACACCGTCAATCTTAACAGAGGAAGGTTTTTTCTTAAGACTATTAACAAGCTTATTAAAAATATTAATTAGATCTTTTCCTGTACGTGCATTAGGAAGATCAAAAGGATGTGCCATATGGCCAGCTACCCCGCCTTCTAGTAAAAATTGCTTAAAGGTTATCATTTGACTCTTATTTTTAATCCCTTTTGTGTTAACTCAGATATATAGACATATTTCTGTAAATCATTTTTTACAATATAAAAATAGCCTTGAGGGTGAACGATAAATAGCCCGGTTAAATTAGCTGGAAATAAGGATAAAATAGCTTGTTCATCGAATCGTAACTGTTCAATAGCATTAAAAGTATTGCCCATTTTTAAGCTTTTAATCGCTTTATAAAAATCTTCTATCGTTTTACAATTCTCTCCACCGGTGGCTACGCATTTTTTTCTTGTTAATGAGCGATCAATATTTTCAGCTTCTTTATCCAGCATACTAACATATTTTTCATCTTCTGCAGGTAAATAATATTTCTTTAAAACAGTCTGTAGCTCAGATAAGCTAGGGCTAGCAGTATTCGGTTCTTCTGTTTTAAGTGATTGGTTAGCTAATGTTTCGAGAGTTAATAATAATTTAGGTATATTAACAATAAGATATTTCGCCCTTTCCGGATTCTTTCTATACATATTAGGGTTAATCTCTTTATTAATGTCAAATAAATTGCTAGGAAACTCTTGAATAGTTTTATCTTCACCCATAGAAACATCAAAAATTGCATTTATATACCCCGCTAACGACCATTGTGTTTTTCTTTGATAGTCTGCTAACTGACTTTGATATTCTTTTGATTTAATAAGCTGGCCTCTCTTCCCTGTAAGCTGGGTTGGTTCTGCTAAACCGGAAAAAATAGCATTTACGATTGTACTGTCAAGTTGTTTTTTAGCGCTTTCATCCATAGCCAGGTATTCATTTTCCATATCTTTAAAAATTCTTGTTATGCCCGCTATAATTTGATTAGCTGTTTTTGCACCTTCTTTTCCAATTCTTACACTTCCCAGAAACCTTCCGTCTCTTACAGTAAACTCTTTAACTTCAAACGTAGATCGGTCTACTACAACGTCAAACGACGATTCTTGACCCTGGATATATTTTTCTAATTTAGTTATATCTGTTTCACCAGTAATTAAGCTCGCAACGCTCTTTTCACCTCTTCCCTCACCTTTTTTTGTAACTTTATCAAATAAAGATTGCTGTGCAGGCGTCCAGTTATTTCTAGAACTAGCACTTTGATTAAATTGAACTGGCTGTTGTGGTTGTGCTTGTTGCGGTTCTTGTGTAGGTTGCTGCTGCGTAGGCGCTTCTGCTACTTCTGGTTGTTCAATTAAAAATATCTTCTGCCTTGGTAGTTCAGGGACTAGCTTAGCAAACGATTCATTAATGTATATCTCATCAAGAGATTTGTATGGCTTTTTAAGCTTACGCATATCATTTTGTTTTAAGATTGGGATCGTCACTGTAACGCTTCATTATATTAAGAATCTCCTTGTACTTTGCCATAAAATTATTTTCATTTATAGATTGCTCAAACTGTCTAAAATGAGGGTTAGTTAATTTGTTAGGATTGTCTTCATAATTTTCATTTTGTGCTATAGCTTGCTGTAAGGCTTCTCTAACATCCGTAGCTGTTTCTCTGTTAATAGGCTTGGTAAAAAGGGTATCTATAGAACCGGGAGGTATGTTCATAACCAAAGCTTTTGCAAGCATACGAACTATATCAACATAACCTTCAGGTGGTAGAGCATCCGGCTCTTCTTTTGCTTGCGGCTGTGGTGTTACTGGATCAGGAATAGCAGTTTGAGCTTGAGGCATTGCTGCATCTTGAGGTTGATCTTGTTCATTAAAGAGATTCATATACTTAGATATTTTGTCGTTAAAGCTCATATAGTTATTTATTGTTTTAAACTATGAGAAGTTGTTTAGTCTTAAGCTGATTAAAGTATTCTTTATTAAGAAATACTAAATCGTTCTTCTTTGTAAACGCCTTTACATATGCAAATGTATAGTTTTCTATATTAACGCTATCTACATAATTTCTTATAGAATTTATAACTTCTACACCTCTACCATCATGCTTAGATAGCAAATGTGTAAGAAAATCAAAAGATATATTAGATGCATATATTTTAATAGGTAAGAGCTTTTTTATTTTCTGAAGTACAGTGGTTAATACTTTTAAAACATCTTCTTCTTTAAAGTATTTTAAAATATGAAACTGATCTATTTGTGTATTATTAAAATATATAACTGTTTTTTCAATAGTATTAGCATTTAATAGTTCCTCACATAATGTATGAATAATGTGATGATAAAAAAACTTCTTTGCATTTGTACTGATTCTGTCTTTTAATAGACCAAATCTATGAAGGTCGTTAATTATGTTAACTTCTATTTTTCTAGAGAAAATATAATTAAAGTTAAGAAGTCTTAAGTTATATTGGCTAAATTCTATTTTCTTTATCACACCTTATTATGAATGAAATAACAAGCTATTCAAGAAACTTTTTTGGAGGGCGTCCGATTCGGACATTAATAATACCGTTATAATAGTCGTCCCGCAGTAAAACGTTCTTAGCAATTTGTTCAGAAATTTCAAAATAAGCCAGCTCCCATTTTGAACCACACGTCTTTATTATTTTAAATATAAACTTTTCTTTTCCAAATTTCTTAATATCTTCATTTAGTTCATTAGAAGAGCTGGTATACTCTTTCCAATCTGACTCCTTAATTTCTATTCTTTTATTCTTTCGGCCTTTAAGAGGTTTTCTTTTTAATTTTGATTTACACTGTTTTTTACCAATATATTTTTTACTATTTGCTGTATTAGTAATCTCGTATATAAAACCAAACGTGTCATTATTAATGGTGACGTTTTCGGCTAAAAGCCAGTGACCTAAATCCATAAAGTAATTAAGATGACTTTAACATTAATCCAGGAAGCGGACGTCTCTGTATAAAAGGCTTTTTATCTTTTTTCTTTCTTCCTAAAACCTTAGGAATTCTCGAATCCCCGGGAGCGTATGCATTATCATTTTGAGAAGGAAATTGGTTACCAGCATTACCTATTGACTGAGAGGTACCCGATCCAAATACACTACTCGCTCCTCCCGACATCATATCTTCATTTAAAGCCTTGAGAAACGCTTCTTCGAATATACTAATTGATTTCATATAACTATATACTATTATTTAAGTTAATGCTGCTAGAAGATTACATAAAAGAGCTAGAAAACGACTTAAAAATCGATGAGCTTACTTTAAAAGAATACCAGCTTAAGCTGCCTGGTATTAAGCATAAATGGGCAGGCAGGTATATTCGTCATAAGTTAGAACTTAACGATTTAAAGAAGAAAAGAGAAAGAATTAAAAAAGCGGTAGTTGATCAAGTACAAGAACAAAGCCCCGTAAAATTAGCTTTACCGGTTATAGAAAGAACTGCAGAAAAGCATAGTGAAATTGTAGAGATTGATAGTCAAATGAAGCAGGTCGAGCTTACGGTAGAGCTTTTAGAAAAAGCAGAAAAAACTCTTAGCTCTGCCTCATACGATATAAAAAATCTCATCGAGATTATTAAACTAGAAACCACATGATTCAATTTTCTTATGACCCTAAAAAGGGTACAGGTCTCCTATCTGGAGATCTATTCGAGGATATTAGAGAAGCTTTTTCTGTTAAAAACGAAGCAGCATTTTTTGTACGCAAGAGATACGGGAGATTTCTACCCCAACGTCTTTATTCTATTACACCTACCGGTAGATTTGAGCCTGGCTTATATTTTGAGATAAGAAAATATCTTACCACAAAACAATATGTAGGCGATGTCAAGACTGATGATTTGTTGTATGATGTTATTAAGCCTTCTAAAAAATGGGAAAAAAATACTCAGTATAATACAGAAGTTGTACCTCTTGCTCTCCCTCTAAGAGATTATCAAGAGGAGATAGTTAAAAAAGCATTAAGCATTGGTAGGGGTACTATAGTACTTGCAACGGCAGGTGGAAAGACACTTACTGCAGCTTCTCTACTTACAAAACTGTTCTTATTACACGGTTCTTCTTTTAAATGCTTATATATCGTTCCTGATTTAGGATTGGTAGAACAAACAACAGGCGACTTCAAGAGCTATAATGTTCCTTTTTCTGTCTCAAAATGGACAGGTAATAATCCTCTAGATGATAACCCGGGGAACGTTATTGTTGCAAATTTAGGAATACTTCAAAGTAAAAATACAGACTTATCGTGGATAGCAAATATTGACGCATTAGTAGTTGACGAAGTACATAAAATAAGAAAAGGTAACGAGGTTAATAAAATCATTAAGCTTATTAAGACACCTATTCGCTTTGGATTTACGGGAACTATGCCTGAGAGTTTCATGGATCAATGGAATATTATAGGTAAGATAGGTCCTATTATTTACGAGAAGCATAGTCATGAATTGCGATTAGAAAACTATGTTAGTAATGTACAGGTTCAAATTTTAAAGCTTAGATACAGTGAAGATCCTTTTAAAGATACGACTGTATCGTCAGCTAATCTTTATAGAGAAGAGCAGAGATTTTTAATGCGTAGTCGATTTAGAAACAATGTTATTGGTAAGCTTTCTTGCAAGCTTACTAACAATACTCTTATTTTGGTAGACTACATTGAGCACGGTGAAACACTTTATAAAACAATTAAACAATTATGTCCTAACAAACAAATTTATTTTATTAGAGGAGAAGTAGAAGTAACTGAAAGAGAGAAGATTAGAGCGCTTATAGAAAATAGGACAGATGTAGTAGTTGTTGCGATATCCAAAATATTTTCAACCGGAATCAATATCAAAAATTTACACTTTATTGTTTTTGCATGCGGCGGAAAAGCAAAAATTAAAATTGTGCAATCAATAGGTAGAGGCCTTCGCTTGCATAAGGATAAAGATAAGCTTATAATATTCGACATCGCAGATGAATTTAAATATAGCACCGCGCATATGGAAAAGCGAATAAACCTTTATGAAAAAGAAAAAATACAGTACAGCATTAAAGAAATCCAAGAAGCCTAAGATAGAAAAGGTAGAGCTTGAAAAGGATGCGGTCGAAAACGATCCAGATCTTAAGAAGATTCTAACTCAAAGTGCTCTACCTACACCAGAGGTTACACCTACAGGTAAAAAATTAAAACCTAAAGAAAAGGTTCATTATGTAAATGGTAAAGAATTTGAAGAAGAGATTCGTTCATATTATAAAACCGGTGTAGTGACTCAGAAGCTTGGTGAAAGTCTTACTAAAATAGCAAACGGACTCTCATATGCGCCTAATTTTATCAATTACTCATACAAGGATGATATGATCGGTGATGCTATTGTTAAGATGTTTTCAGCTTTAAGAAATAAAAAGTTTAGACTAGATACAGGATTTAGCCCGTTTTCATATTTTACTACTATTGCGTTTCATGCATTTATTAATCGTATTAAGAAAGAGAATAAACACCATGCAGTGTTAAATGAATATCGCGATAAAGTATATACCGATTTAATGCTCAATCCGGAAGAGAACGGAAACGTACATATTTACGTTGAACCGAGCGATGACGATTATAATAAAACCGAGTGAACGCAGATAAAGAATTAAACTTAAGTTCAAATAAAGTCTGTTGTATAGCCGATCTTCATATTGGTGTACATCAGAATAGTATTTTTTGGCATGAAACTGCTTTAAAATGGGCAGAGTGGCTTAAAACTGAACTACAAAAGAAAAAAATAAAAGATATCTTTATTTTAGGCGATTTGTATCACTATAGAGATGAAATTGCAGTTAATACTATACATGTCGTAAATCAAATACTTAAATTATGGAAAGACTTTAATATAGTAATTTTAGTCGGTAATCACGATGCGTTTTATAAAGATAGATCAGATATCAATTCGCTATCTATTCTGAATGGGTGGAAGAATATTACTGTCATTAGCGAACCTACAGTCTATACAGTATTAGGGAAGCAAGCAACATTTTTACCTTGGGGTGCAGATATCAAATCAGTAGCAAAAAGCGATATTTTGTTTGGTCATCTAGAAATTGAAAGTTTTAGAATGAATAGCCATAAAGCTTGTGATCATGGTACTAAGTCTTCTGATTTATTATCTAAAGCTGATTTAATTATGACTGGTCATTTTCATTTAAGAGATGAAAGAAAATATAATGATAAAACTATTATCTACGTAGGTAATCCTTTCGAAATGGATTTCGGTGATACCGGTTCAACGAAAGGTTATTATATTCTTGATTTTAATACGCTTTCTTACGAGTTTTTTGAAAATACTTTATCACCTAAACATAAAAAGATATCTCTTAATGATCTTACTGCGTTAAAGTCGATTAGCGCTACAGAAGTAAAACAGACAGTAGAAAATAATATTATTAAAATTGTTGTCGATAAAAAAATAACTACAGACAATATAGATCTATTAATACAAAAAATATCTACATACAAGCCGTTTACTTTATCTGTTGACTATTCACTTTATAATGACTCTATTACGGTTAATGAAGAACAATCTTACGATTTATCGGGAGTTGATATGGGTAAGGCTATTGAAGAATTTGTTGAATTATTAGATATCGAGAAAAAAACCGATGTATCGCGGCATTGCTTAGATCTTTATAAGAGGGCTTGTAGTACATGAGAAATATTCTTTTTAATAAGATAAGTATTAAAAATTTCCTGTCTGTAGGTAATGTACCGGTCACCGTCGACTTTAAGCGCGGGTTACATATTATCACAGGCATTAATAAGGATAAAGAAGATCGACGTAACGGGGTCGGTAAATCGACGGTTGCAGATGCTATTTATTTTGCGGTATTTGGCGAGACACTACGTGATCTTAAAAAAGAAAATATTATTAATAATGTTAATAGAAAAAATTGCGAAGTAATTCTCGATCTCACGATACAAAATTTAGATAAAAAAGAAGAAATTCAAATCATTAGAACCCTAGAGCCTTCAAAGTGCTTTATCTATGTTAATGGTGAGGATAAAACTAGAGATAGTATATCGAATACTAATTCTGCTATAATGTCGAAATTTAATAGTACGCCAGAAGTCTTTCAAAACTGTGTTATTATGACCATAAACAATACTATACCGTTTATGGCGAAAAAGAAGTTAGAAAAAAGAAAGTTTATTGAAGACATTTTTAATTTAGGTATTTTTAGTGGTATGTTAAATCTGCTCAAGGCAGATATAACTGAAAAGAAGAAATCTTTTGACATTGAAGCTACTAAGCACGACGAGGTGCAAAAGACTATACTTTCATACGAAAAGCAAAAAGAATCTTCAGCTGTTGAAAGACAGAAGAAAAAAGAAAAATATGTCTCAAGACAAGAGAGTAATACAAAAGAAATTAAGCAGATTAACAAACTACTTAAGGAATTTAAATTACCTGACATCGATACTATAAAGAAAGATATAGAAGAGCAAGAAGGAAACAGTACTAAAGTAGATAAAAAATTACAAGAGATAAGACATTCTATTTCCGAAAATACTACATTAATAGCGCAATTAAATAAAAAGATTTCATCTGTCGGGACAGATAAGGATGTATGTCCTACTTGCTTACGTTCAATTCAAGATGTAGATAGAAATCATATTAAAGAAGAAAAGAAAAAGATAAATGGTGATATAGAGAGTCATGAAACTACTATTACTAAGCTTAAGACAGAAGAAAAGCAGTATCTTTCTTTGCAATCAAAACTCGAAGAGAAAATACAAACACTTCGCGATAATTTAAATAATTATAAGCATAAGGTTAAAGAAAAGCAAAATCTAGAAGATCGCCTCAAACAACTTACACAATGGCAAACAGAACTAGAGCAAGATCTTAAAGATATAGAAAACGATTCGAATACGTTTGATTCGCTTATTAAAGAACAAACCGATCGATTAGACGTCGTTAAGGGTCAGATCGATACTATTAAACAAACGCTTAATACGCTTGATGTAGTTAAGTTTGTAGTATCTGAAGAAGGTGTAAAATCTTACATAGTTAAAAAAATATTACAACTGTTTAATAGTAAGCTGGCTTATTATCTTAAGAAAATGGATGCAAATTGTATTTGTACATTCAACGAATACTTTGAAGAAGAAATTGTAGATAACAAAGGTAAAGAATGTTCATATTTTAATTTTAGCGGTGCAGAGCGCAAGAATATTGATCTTGCTTGTTTATTTACATTTATGGATATCAGAAGACTTCAGGGCGATGTATCGTTTAACTTCAGTATCTATGATGAATTATTTGATTCGAGTTTAGATGAACGGGGTGTAGAGCTTGTAATTAATATATTAAAAGAGCGTGTTGAGAAGTATAATGAGTGTATAATGGTTATAAGTCATAGAAAAGAAAGCATTAAAGCTGCAACTGGCGATATTATCTTCTTAGAGAAGAGTAACGGTATCACTCGTAGAGTTGATTATAAAGAATACAAGGGTTAAATACATCATGCATCAAACACCTTCCTTTGTTTCGCCCTTCGCTTCGCCATTTGTTTCACCGTTTGCGTCGCCTTTTCCTAATATGCCTTCACATACAAATGCGCAACGTGATGCCGTTCCTCGTCCACCCGAAATGGATCTAGCTAGGTGTTTAAATTATTATGCTGATTATAGCGGCTGTGGGTTTTGGAGAATGATATGGCCAGAGCATATGCTAAATGCTAATCAGCGCCTTATTGTTCATGGAAGTACGGTGATGTGTTTTGATCCAAATTACTATAGAGGTGTAAAGACAGTCCGTATACAAAGACAAGCCACGCCACATCAGCTTAAGTTTATACAATTCTTAAAAGAGCTAAGTCAAAAAGTAGGATTTAAGATCGTGTATGAAATCGATGACTTAGTGTTTATAGAGGATATTCCTGAATATAATAAATTTAAACCAGCATTCGCTGACCCCGAGATTAGAAAAACATCACAGACTATTATGGAGCTATGTGATGAAATTACTGTGACATGCGATTTCATGAAGGACTATTACATGGGTAAAACTAGTAATAAGAACGTTACTGTTATTCCGAACTTTCCTCCGAAGTTCTGGATGGGACGTTTTTATAACGAAAAGCGAATTTCTGATAATTATGATGAATTTTCTGCTCGCCCTAGAATATTGTATGCAGGATCAGGCGCTCATTTTGATGTAGACAACCGTGTAAATCAAGATGATGATTTTGCTCATGTAAATGAGATGATTATTAAGACCCGTCACAAATATAAATGGGTTTTTCTAGGTGCATTCCCCTTACCGCTCAGACCATATGTTGCAAACGGTGATATCGAATTCCATACTTGGCAGTCGCTTTATGATTACCCGGAGAAGATTTATAATTTAAAGATTAATATGATGGTTGCTCCTTTGCAGAACAATACTTTTAATAAAGCTAAAAGTGACTTAAAATATATTGAAGCTTGTAGCTTCGGTCTCCCAATTGCTTGTCAAGATATTGTAACATATAAAGACGCGTCTATTAAGTTTAAGACAAGCGAAGAGATGATAGGCTGTATTGAAGATGCATTAGCTAAGAAAGGTAAGTATATGAATAATTGCGCAAAATTTAGAAAAGTTGCAGAGAGTAGATGGTTAGAGAATGAGGAAAATTTAGCAGCCTATGTTGAACTATATACTCTGCCTTACGGTGATAGTAATAGAAAAATACTAAACAAAATAAATGGCCTATAAAAAAGCTGTTCCGTATTTTTTAACTTTTATTTCTACTATTTGATACTATAATAGTATTGTGTATAGAAACGTTGCATATATACCTAAAAGCCAACTCATGCGGCTTTTTACGTGGGATAGTGAGGGAAAGCGTATAGCTGTCGATACGACTTTTGAGCCTTACATTTATTTAGAAACAAATAACACACCCGATTGCACAAGTATATTTAATACTAAGCTAAAAAAGAAGAAATTCCGTAACCAAGCAGAGCGATCGCGTTATTTAAAAGACAATAAAATTACAAGAATATTTGAAAACTTAAATATTCAACAGCAGTACTTAATTGATAGCTTTTGGGAAGAAAGTGAGAAGCCCGAATTTAATAATCACCCAATTAGAGTTTTGTTTATTGATATTGAGACATATAGTCCAGATGAATTCCCTAAACCGGAAGATCCTACACACCCTATTAATGTTATAACGGTATATGATACTGTACGCAAACATTTCGTTACCTGGGGGTTAAAAGCTTATCATGTTAAAAAAGAACATACGACATATATTCACTGTAGGTCTGAAAAAGAACTGCTTAGTAGGTTTTTGAACTTTTTTATTTCCGATTATCCAGATATTTTATCTGGTTGGAATAGTGAGTTTTTCGATGTACCCTATATTATTAATAGGATAACTCGTATTCTCGGTGAAGATGAAACAAAGAAACTGTCCCCGGTTGGTTATATCCGACCTATTGTCTTTAAAGGTAGATTTGGTAGAGAGCAAGTTCATTGGCATATTGAAGGTGTTTCTTGTGTGGATTATCTTGACATTTACAAAAGGTTTTGCCCTGTTCTTCGCGAGTCATATAAACTAGATGCGATCGGTCAAGTTGAATTAGGAGAGAAAAAAATCGATTATGGTGATACGAACTTAGCCAGTTTAGCTGATGATAATTGGGAATTGTTTATTGATTATAACATACAAGACGTTAACTTGCTTGTAAGACTTGAGGAAAAATTACAGTATTTAAAATTATTACGTATGATAGCGTATGCAGGTCTTACTACGTTTGAAGGCGCTCTAGGATCACTGTCTGTTATTACCGGCCTATGCGCAATTAGAGCTAGAACACGCAATCAAAGAATCCCTACCTTCAATAAAGAGGTACATAGTGATGAGCAAAATGCTGGTGCTTATGTTGGTGAGCCGCTAAAAGGGTTTCAGAAGAATGTTGTATCGTTTGATGCTAATAGTCTATACCCTAACGTTATGATAACACTCAATTTATCGCCAGAAACTAAAGTAGGTGTTATAGTCGATAAGACAGATAAGGAAATAACTATTCAACATGTAAACGGTCAAACATTTAAATTATCTAATCATCACTTTGTTGAGTTTGTTAAAAAAGAAAAAATAGCTATATCAAAAGCTAAGGTTTTATTTACGCAGAAAGAAAAAGGCGTTATTCCTGAAACCGTGGATCACTTTTATAAAAAGAGGGTAGAAATTAAGAGACAGCTCAAAATTCTTCAGAAGAAGCTTGTAACATTAGAAAAGGGCTCAGAAGAGTATAATAAGCTCAAGCTTCAGGTAGATAATTTAAATATTACACAACATACTATAAAAATTTTAATTAATACAATTTACGGATACTTTGGCAATAAGCATAGCCCGTTAGGTGATGATGAACTTGCTGAGTCAATTACATTAACAGGTCAAGCTGTTATCAAGGAATCAAATAGACTGCTCGAAGAATATATTAAAAGTAAAGCAGGCCTAACAGACGAAGACATTAAAACAGATACACCGATTATCTATAATGATACAGACAGCTCATATGTATCTATCAAGCATATTGTTGAGAAAACAGGGTTAAAAATGCTCAACGAAAAGGGTAAAATTACACCCGAATATTACAAACAAGTACAAGAGATTGAAGAGTATTTAAATGAAAAAATTGCTCTCTGGGGTAAGAGTGCTCTAGGATCAGAAGATTGTAGATTAAACTTTAAGCGTGAAGCTATAGCTGATGTAGGATTATTTCTACAGAAAAAGAGATATGTTTTGCATGTTCTTGACGAAGAAGGAATACCTTGTGATAAGTTCAAGTATACAGGTGTTGAAGTAGTTCGGACAACAATGCCTGCACCCATCAAGCCGTATGTAAAAAAGATTATTGAAACAATGTTATTGACAAGAGATTTCAATCAAACTAATAAAATCTTTAATGAGACCTATGACATATTTAAAAACCTACCGGTAGAGGATATAGCTTTTGTTATGGGTATTAAAGGCTACGAAAAGTATTCCGCCTTATGTGATGGGTTTAAAACTACCAAACATATGCCCATTCATGTTAAAGCTGCCTATTTCTACAATATATTGCTAGATAGATTTAACACAGGTAAAAAATATGAAAAAATCTCTTCTGGTGATAAGGTGAGATATTTCTATGCAAAACAACCTAATAGGTTTGGCATCTCTACAATAGGGTACAAATATGCTTTTCCAAAAGAATTTATTGAATACTTTATACCTGATCACGAGCTAATGTTTACAAAAATTATCTTTTCAGTAATTGAAAGGTTTTACGAAGCTGTAAATTGGAAATTACAAACACCTGGAAGTCAAGTACAGACTGATTTATTTGATCTATTAAAAGTTGATTAATTTACATATTATAATAAAATAACTACATGAGCGAACAAAATCTTATTACATTTATTGACCATATTGGTAGAACAATTATTGCAACAGTTGACAGCCAGGATAAGACTACATTGTCTGTAAAGAATCCTGCTATTGTACATGTACAGCCTACACAGCAAGGCCAACTCAATGTACAAACAATTCCTCTTTATTTTAGAGAGTTTCTTGGTGAAAAGAGCAAAAACACCGGAACAATTTGGAAGTTTAATCTTAATAGTATTGTGCTAGGTATTGATATCGATAACGATCCCCGCTTGGTTGATCAATATAATAAGTTGTTTACCTCTGTCCCGGTTGGCACTGTACAGCAGACCGATCGAGTAATTAAGTTGTTTGACGAGTAATTTTTTACTTGTTTTTAAAATTACTTCATTTATACTAGATCTATGAGTAAAGATCTTAATAAAATATTCGCGTCGCTAGACAAGCTTAATAGCGAGGCATCAATGTTAAATGAAAATGCACTTAGTAAAGTTGATGAGTGGTTTGATACTGGATGTTACGCTCTTAACGCTATTCTCGGCGGTAGTTGTCGTAGTGGTGGCGTACCTAAGGGAAGAATAACCGGTTTTTCAGGACCTAGCCAGACAGGCAAGACATTTATTGTAAATAAAATTCTCGCTACTGCTCAGAAGAAAGGTCTTACTCCAGTTATATTTGATACTGAAATCGCTATTGACGAAAACAGTACAAAAGGAGTCGGGTTAGACCCAGAAGGTACAAAATATGTACCGGTAGATACTATTGATCAATGTCGTAATCAAATTAGTGCCTTTCTTGATAGCGTAATCGAAAATAACGCAAGAGGTAAGTTTATTATTAGTATTGATAGTCTCGGTAACCTCGCCTCACAGAAAGAGCTCGATGACGTGGCTAAAGACAAATCCGCATCAGATATGGGCCTTCGTGCAAAGTCTTTGAAGAGTATGTTCCGTACATTAACATTTAAAGCTGCTAAAGCTGGTGTTACGATTCTATTTACAAATCATACTTACGAAGACCCTGCTTCGATGTTTCCAAGTCTTGTAAAAAATCAGGCTGGAGGCTCAGGCCCGGTGTATATGGCTAGTATTCTTGTACAGCTTGCCAAGCGTCATGAGAAGGAAGGTGAAGGTGATTCTATGGATGCTGATGATAAGAAGCTAGCAGAAGCTAATAAGTATAGCGGTACAACGCTCCGTGCGCTAACTGTAAAAAATCGCTTCCTTCCACCGTTTTTAGAGACAGAAATGTATCTTTCTTTCAAGACTGGTCTTAACAAGTATAGTGGTTTGCTTGGTATGGCGACTGCAAGAGGTATCGTTGAACAAAATGGGGCTACGTATACCGTCGGTATTACTAGCGGTAAGTATAAGAAAGGTGATAAACTGGGTTATGCAAAGACTTTTGCAAAAGACCCCGCTTTCTACGAGGAGTTTATTATTCCAGAACTCGACAAGCGCTTAACAGAGGAATACAAATACAATATAAATGAAGCGCCAAGCGAAGAAGAGCCCATCACGTAAAGCAGTTGTTCCTATTTCCGGCGGAATGGACAGTTCTGTGCTGTTACATTTAGCTGCAAGCGAGTATGATAAAGTAATTACGGTTAACTATGACTATGGGCAGAAGCACCGTGATAAAGAAATAAACTGTGCGTCATTTCAGATCGAATCGGTTGATATGCCAGTCGATAGTTTACACATAAAATTACCGTTTTTTAAAGATATATGTCAAGTTTCTTCACTTCTTAATAACAAGGTTGCAGTAGCTAAGGCCAAGGATGTAATGGGCGATCCGCAGACGGTAAACTATGTTCCCTATAGGAACTTAATGCTGCTTAGTATTTCACTTGCAATAGCAGAAAACTACGGGGCTAGCACTGTTTTTCATGGAGCTGCACAGGCCGATAGCGTTGCAGGGTTCTGGGATGGTAGTGAAGAATTTTTGGAGCAAATTAATAATGTATCAGCTTTGAACCGTAGAAATAAAATTACAGTACAAGCGCCGTTAATCGATAAATCTAAAGAGGAAATTATTAAACTGGGTATAAAACTTGGGGTAGATTTTAGCCAGACTTGGACTTGTTATGAGGGAGAAGAGCAAGCTTGCGGTGAATGCACTGCGTGCTCTTTGAGAATAAAAGGCTTCATGGATGCAAGGTACATAGACCCTTTAAACTATAAGATTTCGTTACCTTGGGAAAAATATCACTGCAAAGTGATCAACAAACAACAGTAAGAGTTCCTTCAAAACCATCAAAAAGTACCCCTGCTGGTGGATATACTGCTACCCATTGAAATTGTGAAACAGATTTTATGTTAGTCCTAAATATACCTGCATATTCCACACCTACGTCATCATTGTTATCTCTTGTTGTCATACTCACTGCATAATTGGCATGAGGCATGTTTGTAGTAAATGTTGCTGTCCAGTTACCGGTACTATTTCTTAACACACTTGAAACATTGCCGCTTGCTTTTATAAACCTAGGTGTATTATTTAAATTTGTAGCACCAGTACTATCCCTTTGTGGATCAAAACAAACCCATGCTCTTACACCAAAAAAAGGTATACCGTTATTATTAATATTACCATTTACATTATGCGCGCTTAAATTTGCATCATATGACCATACAATATTACCACCTAAGCCAGCATCATTAAGTTGTCTCAAGGTTATGCTAGACTTAACTCCAGGTGAATTATTATTATTATTGATAACTAGATTCCATTTTCTATAATTAGGAACCCCGTTCAACTGTTCCCATATTTGCTCATATGATTCACCGGTAGTTGCCAAATGCAATTGTCTGATGGGATTTGTAGTACCAATACCTAGGCGACTAGCTAGTTCAAAATTTTGAAATATGGCACTCACTGGTGTTGCAAGTGTATTGTTCCCCGTGCTGTATGGCAGCAAATGACCTGGAGAAGGGTTAGCCTGTGTTAATTGAGATATTGTTGTATCAGCCATTATATTTGATATCTGACAACAACAATGCCAGACCCCCCATTACCGCCTAAACCAGTAGTTGCTGCTCCCGTAGACGACCCGCCGCCACCTCCTCCACCTGTATTTGATGTACCGCTTAATCCTGGACCTGCTTCTTTATTTCCTCCTGCTCCGCCGCCACATGTAGCTGTACCTGGATTGGAACCAATGTTAGCACCATAACTACCACCTCCACCCCCACCTGCATAACACGCGAGCGTACCGGTAATGTCAAAAGATACACCGGGACCACCATCGCCTGTCGCCGCTGCCCCGCTTTGTGTTGTAACGCCTACACCACCAGCTCCTCCTCCACCCCCTCCTGTACGCGCGCCAGTACTTGTTAAATTAGAACTACCTCTACCACCGTTGTTAGCATAAGCAGTAAACCCGGCATATGATTGTTGTGATGACGTTCCAAAACTCGTTCCCGCTGCGGACCCACCGCCAGATCCACCATTCTTCCCTGCTTGTGATGAAACACCTCCCCCACCGCCACCGCCACCGGAGGCAGTATATGTTGAAAAAGATGTACTATTTCCGTTATTTCCAGAAATTATTGAGCTATTACCACCGCTTCCGCCAGAACCTATAACAACAGGAAATGCACCGGGTGTTATGCTGAAATTAGCTGCATACAATAAACTACCCGCTCCTGCTCCTGCAGCTCCATAAGACGACGCTCCTGCATAACCACCACCACCGCCTCCACCTATAATTAAAATATCTGCTACTGCTAAACCAAAAGTTGACTCAACATTAAAAGAGTCTGTACCTATATTTGTAAAAGTATGAACTTTAAATAATTTACCTCCTGACATGTAAGTGTAGGTTGTACCGCCTGTTGCGGTTATACTGTAGGACGGGCTAGTTCCAGTTTGAGGTCTTACCCAACCCTGCGAGGTATAATATTCCACTGCATCAGCATTAGAGTTGTATCTCATACTGCCCAATGCTGTTGATACTCTTTGCGCTGTCGTCCCTGTTGGAAGCTGAAATGCATCTGTACCCATGCTACCTGAAGCCGTAACAATTGCGCTTACAGGAATACCATAAGTAACCCCTGCAATAGTAATAGGTATTATAGCTCCTGTATTAGTAGTTATTGCGCGCGCTAAATCAGATATTGTTGTATCAGCCATAGATATACAATATTATTTAATGTTTTTTTAGTTTAAAATAAAACTTTTTGCATAGCTTGTTTTACAGCCATCCACATATCTAGATACTTATAGGTAGCTAGACGTCCTAAGAATATGACGTCACGCTCTTTTTGTGCTAATTCACTGTATTTCTTGTAAATCTCTACACCCTCACCGAACGGCATAGGGTAAAAAGGTATATTATTTTCTGTATGGTCAATTGAATATTCTTTAGTTATAATTGTTGGACCCTTATGATCTTTAGTAAAATAACTATGATCGTAAACACGGGTATAAGGTATATCAGCTCTATTTTGATTAATAAGAAAAGTATTCATTTTTTCATAGCTCATTGTATGTTCAAACCTAAGAGACCTATACGGTAAGCTACCGTAACAGAAATTAAAATATTCATCAATTTTACCGGTGTATACAGTTAAATCACATTTGGTAGACTTCCAATCCGTATTATTAGTATTAACATTGACATGAATACCGGTAAGCATGTTTTCAAACATTTTCGTATAACCGTGTAGTGGTACACATTGATATTTCTGTCCTTCAAACCATGTAGGGTTTTCTTTATCTGCTACTTTTGGTATTCTGCTCAAAATACTATTAGATATTTTTTCTAATGGCATTCCCCATTGTTTTTCAGAGTATCCTCTAAAAATATACTTTAAAATTTCTTCTTGTGAAAGCTCTCTTCCTAGCTCTCTTACTGTAGTCTTACTGTAAGGAAGCGATATTAAACCAAGCTCTGTATTACCTTTTGGCCTAAGTTCAAAAGGATACCAGTCAGTATAACGACTTAAAAAAGAAAATACTTCCTCATCATCAGTATGAAATGAATGAGGACCGTAACTATGTACAAGAGTACCTGCCAGGTTAGTATCATGACAGTTACCGCCGATGTGATTTCTCGATTCAAATATCTCTACATTATGGCCTTTTTCTTTTAGTAATACTGCAGCTGTAATACCAGAGATACCACTTCCAATAATGTTAACTTTCACTTATTTACTTATTAACCAAGATATTAAAACAACAGTTAATTAATCACCGTAACTAAACCCGCCCGCGTCATAGCCGCGACGATTGTCAATAGCACCCATCGATCTCAATTCACTAGTAGCGGCATCATCTTCTGGATATTCTTCTACAGTTTCAACTTCACCCGAGCCCTCACCTTCTTTCTTCTCTGAAGAAGGTACATAGCTATTTTTAAATTTTAATGAATCGATAAAGTCTTGTACAACCTCTTTATCACTTGCCATTTTTTGATCATATGCACGTGTAATAGCTTCAATTACTTCATTCCTTAATTCAGGTGAATCATAAATGTCACCTTCTTCAACATTTATTTCATCTGGAAGTTCGACAAAAATAGGCTGCCATTCTTTAATAAATCGAGCATTAGAATTTTTTACAAATGAATTAGCTGCAGCGGGCGTTTCAGGTGAAGGTGATGTTCCTGGAGTACCCGGAGCTACAACAGCTTTACCTTGTATACCCGCATCTACCGCTTGCTTGACTTGACGCGGGCTAGCAGCTGTACCACCTTCTGCATCTACTCTAACTACATTTAAAAGATTATCGACTACGCGAGCTGTATACTTAGCAAGCGTACCACCTATCTTGAGTTCATTTTTAATTAAATTCTCTAATTCTGTTCTAAATTTCATCTTTGATCCCGGGTAATATAGATCATATTCTTTACCATCTACAACGTGCTTTGCAGGTTTAAATAGCTTGGTTTTAATAGCTTGTAAAACTCTGTTAGCTATTTCAGTCTTTGTTTTACCCTCTTTTGCGGCTACTTGACCAATTCCATAACCTTTACCTGGTGCTGATTCTACATCGCTTGAATAGCCTAAATCACCCATTCCATAGATAGGAGCTTCTGAAATAACTTGTTTTTTAGCGTTATATGCTTCAAATATTAACTTACAGTCCTTATTCATCTTGAAATATTTATTCTTTGAATTATAATAATTTAGGAGGTTATAGCATATTTGCGGCATATTCGGCGCTAAAGAATTTACAAACTACGTAAATCTTTATAAGAGTAACAAGAAAAGGGGTACTTTTTCTTATGGTGGACTATTGATTGGTAATCAAATACACGCTATTCTGAAGAGTCCGGGTATAGCTCAACTTAGTAAGAAGCTTATAATTGAGTACGGTAAAAAGAGAAGACATATTACAGATTTTAATTATTTTTTAGGACACACTCAAGCACCTACCTCTGCAAAGAGATCGTTCTCGGCAGCTACCTCTCACCCCTTTCAATATAAAAATTGGATTATTGCACATAATGGTGTGTTAACTAACGATAAGCAGCTTAAAGCTAATATAAAGGATAAAAAGGCTTATAATGTAGTAGACTCTTCTGTTATTGCGCCGCTAATAGAGCTTCATTATAAAAACTCGGGTGATGAAGTCACAGCAATATGTAAAGCACTCTCACTATTACAAGGTACGTTTGGGCTATGGATATACAATCAAAAAACAGCTAATATATATCTTGCAAGGTCTGGTAGTACCTTATACTGTAACTTTCTTAATAACGAATTCTCTTCACTACCTGAAGATGAGTTCGTTCCTCTAGAAGAAGGTTTATTATATCTCCTAACAAAAGAAGGTGTAACATGTGTTGGTAAATTTACACCAAATTCGCCGTTCTTTACATCATGAAAATTGCTTTTTATTTTGCAACCAGAAGTAAGGAATTTACTGAAACCTCTGCATATAAATCTTTATCTAGATTAAAAGATAAAATTACTATTCTTCATGATTCAGAAAACACTTTAGGGTTAAGTGAGAGATATAATCAAATTATTTCTACGTATAAAAACGATTTCGATAATATTGTGTTTGTTCATGATGATGTATACGTAGATGATTTGTATGTTTGTGAAAAACTAGAAAGAGCTCATAAAGATTTTGATATTGTAGGTCTTGCGGGCGGAGTTAACCCTAAAATTCAAAAGCTAGCATTATGGCATTTAATGTGTGGTGGTTTTAATAGTAATAATCTTAGAGGGGCGGTTGCACATCCTATAAATGAAAGTGGTCAAATATTTATGACTAGCTTTGGCCCTACACCCGCGCGTGTAGCTTTACTTGATGGATTGTTTTTAAGTGTTAATGTACGCAAAGCTAATTCTGTAGGCTGGAAGTTTAACGAAAATTATACTTTCCATCATTATGACATAGCTAGTAGTATAGATGCCAATATTAGAAAGCTTAAACTTGGCGTTGCCCCTATTTGGGTTGTTCATAAATCACCAGGCCTTTTAAATACAAATGATAAATTATTTCTCGACAGCCAAGATAAGTTCATTAAAGAATATAGCAAGCATTGATTATAGTAAAACTTACTATATTATTGTAATGTAATGGCTAAGCTAGATTTAGATTATTTTGAAACTATAATTACTTACAAATCTCTTACCGATGAGATGTATCTTGCTTCAATTATTGATTACATAAAGCCTATCTACTTTAAAAATAAAGATATAAAAGTCGTTTTTACTATTATTCGCGACTTTTACGAAAAGCATAGCAAATGTCCAACTATTACTGAAGTTAAAGCGTATCTTACTACAGATGAATTAAAGAATTCACTAAAGAC